AAATGATAATGTTAATGTAAATACAGAAAATACACCTAACGGTGTATCAAAGAAGGACGCGGCTAAAGCCGCTACGCTCAAACGAAAAGACGAGTTCGGTAAATCCTTAGTTCCTTTTGTCGATAAGTACGGAAAGGAAATGATACGGGCTTTCTTCGAGTATTGGAGCGAGTTAAATAAGTCTGAAACTAAAATGCTGTGTGAGATGCAAAAAACTTGGGAAGTTAGTAAACGCCTTGCTACGTGGGCAGGCAGAGAGAAAACACGTCGCCCGAATACAGACGTAGGAACTGTGTTGCATGATAACTCTCAATCTAAATACGATGAAAAGTTATGGTGAATACGATAGAACATTTGATTAAAGATATTGGGTTTAATCCTATTCCGAATACAGTTAATATCTCTATTTCAAAGTCTTTACACCAGTCGAAAGTACTGTTATTTAGTGGGCTTAACTACTTTACTAACAATATGGCAGTATGGCAACCAGAATATAACGAGGTTGCAAAATGGCTCGTTGACAACAAAGGACGCGGCTTGCTTTGCCTCGGAAATTGCGGACGTGGAAAGACGCTCATTTGCGGGAAAATTATCCCGATTTTATTAAATGACCGTTGCAATAAGGTTGTATCATGTTACGATGCGCAGCAATTGAATGCAAATTTAGACGCTGTGAAGCAAAAACATATCATTTACGTGGATGATATAGGCACGGAGTTTCTAAGCGTAAAATACGGCGAAAGAAGGCTGTCTTTTGCGGAGCTTGTAGACGAAGCCGAAAAGAAAGGGAAATTATTGATTGTAACTACTAATTTGTCACTCTCTGAATTACGCGATAAATACGGTGAAAGAACCGTAGACCGATTACGCGCAATTACTACGCCTGTTGTGTTCAAGGGTGACAGTTTAAGGAAATAAACCAATGAGACGAAAGAAAACTAAGATGTTCGGCAAAATAGTAGCGCGCATCGACCTCGACAATTTTAAGCGACTTTCGGAGATACGCGATAAATACGGGTTCAGTTCTAACTATGAGATTATACAATATCTCGTAGCCTGTTTCCTTCGCGTTGCAGACCCAGAACATGACGAAACGGAAGAACCCGTACCGGATGAAATAAAAGACATGTTCGCGGATTACTCAGAAGCGGAGAAGCATTTTGAATTTGTGAAACCAAAGCGGAAACTACCGCAATACAAGTTAGATGAAATACACGGACAGTTAAGATTATGGGAAAATTGAAGAAACTATCTAATGCAAACTATTTGCATGATGTTCCGGTACAATGTGCCGCTGTGAACAGTAAAAACAGAGCCTATATTGATAGGTTCGTTTCAGAGAACTATAAACGCCTTAGCAATCAGTTTAAGGCTATAGGCAGCAATATTAATTCTAGCTGCTTCGGCAGTATGGATAAACTAAATGAAACGCTGTATGCACTTTACATTGACCCTAATTTAAACTTTGGATGCTGGGACGAAGCAAACAGCTATATGCTGAATAAATTCACTGAAAAAGAATTGCGTATTCCGGTGAAGAAGGTAAGCAAGAATGAGGAATTACAAGACGGTGAAAGTATTAACGAATAACAAGATAAATATGATTAAATGGCTAAAGAAGAAATTCGGTATAACCGAATTGATTAACGAGCAAAAAAAGACAAATGATTTGCTCTTAAAAATATTAAGCGAAAGTGGTAAAACTGCCAATTCTGTTAGAGCATATAACCGTGCCTATCATATACAGGATTATTAACTCAAAACAATAAAGAAATGAACAATCCAAAGTATTATTATTCCCGTCACATGGGTAGCTATAAGTTATATAAAGACAATGGCAACGGGACGGCTACTAAAATTGATCAGAATTGGGATGAAGAAACCATACGCAAACAGTGCTACGAGTTGAACGGATGGAAATATAAACCGAAAAAGAAATAATCATGTATCTAATAAACAGAATTGTATGTGTGTCTAATGATACACGATCTGCCTACAACGTTGAATTGCAGACAGAAGATTTAGAAAAGACACGTGCTGAATTGGTCGGCATGTATCAATGTGAGAGAATTAACTTTGAATATATTGAACTAAAATAGAATGTCAAATGACAAAAGGAAATTTAGAACAAGCCTCTGAAAAATACGCAGAACAAAGAGGCGCATATGAAGCGGGTTACGGTATTGAAACAACACTGGCGTTTGAAAACGGTGCACGCTGGCAGCGAGAAGAAACGAGGCTGCATGCCGTTGAAGTATGCAAACAGATGTGCCCGTCAAAGGTTAGCCGTGGTTGTGCGAACCTACTGCATAAGAGAGAAACGAAAACGACGCGTTGCGATGGTAATTGTGCACGTGTGAAATACTTCATTAATGGACTGGATAAACAAGAGCTATGAGCCGTAATCCGATATACATAAAACTGATTAACTCTACACGCTGGAAGAAACTCCGCATGCAGAAACTAAAAGCTAACCCGGTTTGCGAAGAATGCGCCAAACGTGATGTTAGTACACTTGCAACCGAAGTACACCACATCACACCAGTTGAAAGCGTTGCAGGTGTGGCGGCAATGGAGCGATTGATGTTTAACTGGACGAATTTACAAAGTTTGTGTCACGCTTGCCACGCTGACATACACAAACGAGCGTTCAGCCACTCTAAAGAATCAATACAGGATAACAATAAAAGAGCTACACAGCGTTTTGCTGACAGATTTCTGAATGATTCTAACGGTTACAAAGCATCTTACGTTGTGATTGACGAACTGCCATAAAATCAGTGTCTTCCGAATTATTTACAATCGCTTTTCCTCGATGAGAGGGGGGGCGATTTTTTTTTGAGAGGCGGGAAGGCTTTAAACCCACTCCCCCTAGTTTTTACACGCGCGAAGTTTTTTTCAAACGGTGGGGTTCGTTGGGGGGTATTGTTTTGTTTCGTTAAGTCACGCGCTACCAAACACTAAGGTTAAAATCTTATGTGCAAAAGTGTGTGTAAAATGAGTGATTTAGACGACATCAAAAATAAAATCCGCAATGCAATGACTTCGCAAGGTACGTACATTCCTGACTTGGATTTGTGTATAGAACTTTGTGCGGGTTCTTATATGGCGTTTCGGATTGCTCTTTCTGATATATCCAAAAAGAGAATGAAGTCTTTTGTAAAAGAGAAAACGCGCGAGGAAAACACGAAACTTGTAGCACATCCGGCATTCAAAGTTCTATTTGATTCATTGGAAGTAACTCGCAAACAATTGCGTGAACTTGGTTTGACGTTACAGACACTTTCAGTTTCCGAAGATGATGAGGTTAACGATTTTATAAATGAAGTGAATGGAGCCGGGGAACAGTAAATTATTGATTGAATTAAAGCGGGCTACAGTTGTGTCATTACAAGCGATAAATGTTTATTCTTATCGTTTGGTATTAACTGACGAACGATTGAACAACTACGTTTGTGCATGTATAGATAATCCGGACAGACATAACCTATATGAACTTTTAGCTGTATCCCGCTTCTTTCACTTCCTAGACAAATATGATTTTAGAACGTCGGAAGTAAAGAAATACATAGTTTTCTATGAGAACTTAAAGTTTAGCGGTACAAAGGGGAAGACCAAATATAAGTTAACCCCTGTACAGGTATTTCAGTTCGCCAATATTTTAGGGTTCTATCATCCCGGAACTAATCGGCGGGTTATTCGTGATGTGCTTTTGTTTGTGCCGCGTAAATTCAGCAAAACAACGTCTGTCGCTTCTTTGGCGATATATGATTTGCTTTTCGGTGATGCCAATGCGCAAACGTATGTAGCTGCAAACTCATATAATCAAGCAAAGGTTTGTTTTGACGAAATACGGAACATACTAAAAGCACTAGACCCAAAGTTAAGACGGTTCACTATAAACAGGGAAATTATATATAACAGAATAAAGGGAAAAACATCATTCGCCCGGTGCTTGGCATCTAATCCCGACAAGTTAGACGGTTTGAACGCAAGTACGGTTATATTGGATGAATACTCACAGGCAGACAGCGCGGCATTGAAGAACGTTCTAACGTCCTCAATGGGCGCGCGTCTCAACCCTTTAACCGTCGTTATAACAACGGCATCTGATAAACATACAAGTCCTTTTGTCGAGATGTTAAAAGGCTATAAAGCCATCTTACGCGGAGAACTGGATAACGACGCAATATTTGCACATATATTTGAACCGGATGTAGACGACGAAGAGGGCGACCCGGAGACATGGCGAAAAGTACAACCGCATTTGGGCGTTACGGTTTATGAGGATTTTTATAAAAGTGAATATCAAAAGGCTTTGTATAGTGCGGATGATGCGTTGGAGTTTCGCACGAAATTACTTAATATTTTCGCTTCTAATAGTGCAACTACTTGGATAGAGGCGAAACAAATAGAAGAGCGGTTTAAAAAGGTTCAGATAGAAAACATAACGAGTAAACCGCCAACAATGGTAGGCGTTGATTTATCTGTGAGAGACGACTTTTCAACGGTTACATATAACCTTTATTCAGTTGATAGTAGATCGTTTCATTCTTATACAGACTATTATTTCCCGGATGGTGCATTGGAAAAGCATCCGAACTGTGAGCTATACAAAGGTTGGGTTAAAGCTGGCTACTTGAAATTGTGCAAAGGTGATATTATTGACTATCAACAGATAGTTGATGATATTTTGAAAATGGCTAACTATTTGTGTATTATGGGTATTGGGTACGATCCGTATAAGTCTGCCGAATTTGTGAACCTTTTGTCGTCTTCCGTAGGTGGTGAGGCTGATATAATTAACCCGGTGAAGCAAACATACGGCACATTTACAAGCCCGGTAGAATCGTTTGAAATTGCCATTTATAGTAATAAAATCAGTTTCGACCCGAACCCGATAACTCCTTATTGTTTTGCTAATGCTATCTTGGACGAGGATAGGAACTGCAATAAAAAGCCTATTAAAAAAACGCATAATGCAAAGATAGATTCTACTATAACCAATTTAATGACTTTTCATTTATTCAATAACTTAACATCTTAGTATATGGGACTTAAAGAATATTTTTCAAAGATAGGAAGTGCACAAAAAAGATCGGGTGAACCCGGAAAAGATGCGGTGATTAGCCCTTCTTTGCCGAAAATTCCTAATCAGCCTATCAATGTGTATAGTACTGACCAGGCAATGAAGCTTTCTGCCGCATATCGTTGCACTGCTATTCTATCCGGTACGATTGCATCTATGCCGCTATTGATTGAACGGAAGTCTAACGGGTATTTCTCATTAGACGAACAGCACGAACTTTATAGACTTCTTGACGTACAACCAAATTCACGAATGAATATTTTTGAGTTTATTAGAAATATGGTTTGTCATATAATTAATGAGGGAAACGCTTACATCGTGATAAAACGTAAATTTGGTGCTGTTAGTGAATTGGTTTTGTGCTCAAAAAATACAGTCTTTTATGATATTCTGCATGATTATTATACTATTTCAGACCCTTATAATCATCTCTATGGTAGATTTGAACCCTATGAAGTTATTCATCTTAGGAATAATTCTTTAGACGGCGGCTATACAGGTGTTAGTACTATTACGTTTGCCAGTCGCATTTTTTCAATTGCTGCAAGTGCTGACAATCAGAATCTGCGCACGTTTCAAAATGGTAGTAAAATAAAAGGGCTGGTTTCTGGAAAGAGTTTAAGCGGTGCTATTGGGACTAATACCCTAACCGACAAACAGGGGAAGGACGTAGGGGAAAGAATTGAAGAACAGTTTAACGGTGGAAGGGATATAGCTTATATATCGGGTGATATGTCTTTTCAACAACTTTCTATTAATCCTATTGATGCGCAATTACTAGGAACAAAGGAACTGTGTGTGTTAGATATTTGCCGTTTCTACGGCGTGCATCCAGACAAAGTATTTGCCGGACAGCCTACTAATTATAAAGCTTCTGAAATGAGTAACGTATCTTTCTTAACTGATACATTACAGCCTATTTTGAGGCAAATAGAAACAGAATTCCGCGCGAAACTCATAGCCACTCCCGTGGCGCATATATATCGGATAAGGTTTGATCGCGCGGCTCTTTATCAGACAGATTTAACTACGCAGATGGCGTATTATAAAGGACAGATAGAATCGGGGCTAAAAACACCTAATGAAATACGTATGATGCAAGGTGATGCGCCATTACCCGGAGGGGATGTAGCGTTTATATCGTGCAACGTCGCCCCGATTAATTCAGTTAAGATAAAGGGAGAAACTGAATATGAAAAAACGGAGATACCAAAGTTGTAGTAAAAGAGGGTAATGTAAAACGTTGATAAATGGAAATACGAAGTTTTAGCGAATTAGGTGCACCGAAAGTAACAGGGCGAACGGTTGAGGGCTACGCGGTAGTTTTTAACCATGAAAGTAAGGTGCTTTTTGATAAAGCAAACAAACGCTTTTTTATTGAAATCATTGAAGACGGGGCAATCACAGAAGAACTTTTGCGCTCATGTGATATAAAGGCTCTTTTAGAGCATAATAGGCAACGAATGTTAGCGAGATGCACCCGCGGGAGTGGTTCTCTGTCTTTAGAAATTGATAGCTACGGATTGAAATATAAGTTTGAAGCTCCTAACACTGCTGATGGTGATTACGCTATAGAGATGATAACTCGCGGAGATATTAACGGTTCTTCCTTTGAGTTTTACGCGAATGAAAAAAATGTCACTTATTCAAAAAGAGACGGGATTGTAATTCGCAAGGTTCACAAAATAGACCTGATAACGGATGTTTCGCCTGTGTCTGACCCTGCCTATACTGGCACTGATGTTACAGTTCGTAGTATTGACGACGTTATAGGCGAAACAGAAGATAAAAGCTACATACAGGAAATTAATAATTTACGAAAATTTATTTGATTATGAGAAAAGATTTTGAAAGAGTTGCAGAACTTAAAGAACAGATGCGTTCAATGTTGGATAAAGCGGAAGTCGAGAAACGTTCGCTGGATGAAAAAGAGAAGGAAACCTTTGCGGCGTTGAAGACGGAAAAGGAATTGCTTGAAATGAAATTGGAACGGCGCAACTTAGATAGAAGCAATCCGGCGTTTGTCTCTGTTAATCGTCCGGCATTGTTTGCGAATGTAGTTGATGCTATTGTGAACCGTCGTTCTTTGGATGAATACGGGGATGCAGTAAACGAAAACGGCATCAAAGTAGAACAACGCGCCGAAGTGATTACAGACGCTTCCGCTGTAGCCAACTTAACGCCTGTTGTGATTGGTGAAATTATCGAACCGCTTGAAAAAGGTTTGGTTATTGATAAACTAGGTATCAAAATGCAAAGCGGTTGTGTCGGTGAATTGACATTCCCAACATTGGCAGCAATTGAAGCTAGTATCATGGGGGAAAATGTATCCGTTACTGATACAAAACTGGATATTGGCAAGATTACAGCAACGCCGAAACGTATTTCTATTTCTGTGCCTGTATCTCGCCGCGCTATTACTCAATCCAATTTAGCGTTGCAGAATCTTGTTCTGAAACAGATGTCTTTAGGTGTTGCGCGTGTGTTGAATAAATGGATGTTTAGCGGCACAAAATTAGCGAATGCAAGTGACGGTGTATTTGTGAAAGCTGCACCGGATGCAACTTATACAGCGGCAAACGGTATTAAGTTTAAAGACGTTGTAGCTTTGGAAACTAAAGTTCTTGACGCAGGTGTTGATACTACGGACGGAACGGCGGCATATATCTGTAGTCCGAATGTTTACGGTGCTTTGAAATCGACTCCGATTGAATCGGGTTCACCGCGCATGATTATAGAAAATAATATTATGAACGGTTATCCGGTAGTAGTTACTAACTATATGGATGCTGATGCGCTTGGCTTTGGCGTGTTCTCTTATTCTGCTATCGGACAGTTCGGAGATATTGACATTGTTGTTGACCCATATACAGAGGCGAAGAAGAACAAAGTAAACTTTGTTCTGAACACTGAATGCGATATCGTTGTAGCCCGTAAAGAAGCCTTTGCCGTTCTGAAAAAGGCTGTGTAATATTTTTGTTTGATTGTTTATCAAAGGGGCAGGGCGTAATGTCCTGCCTTTATTTATTCTATACAAAGATGAATGAATACGTAACATTAGAAGAATTGAGGCAGCATTTGAACGTTGACTTTGATCATGACGACGCATATATAAGCGGTCTGATTGAACCAGTTCAGCTTGCTATAGAAGCTTACTTAAACAGACCGTTAACGGAGCTGGTTACAGACGGGAAAATAGACCGTCGTATCTGGCACGCAATAAGAATACTTGTTGCAAACTACTATGCGAACCGTGAAGATATAACATTTGCTGCTGCTAATGTTATTCCCGGTCATATTGCACTATTACTACAACCTCTTAAAAAATACACATAATGCAGGCAGGATTACTAAGAGAAATTATCCGGTTTCAGGAAAGTAGAACGCAACGTGATGAATTGGGCGGTTCTTCTGATAATTGGGTAGATGTATTTTCAAAGCGTGCTGATGTTAGGTTTGCATCCGGTAATCGGACACTGGTAAACGGCGAAGTCTTCAACCCGTTGGCGATAACTTGCAAGATAAGGTATTGCAAAGAGATACACGAAAAAATGATATTCATTTATGAAGGAAGAAAGTATAAGATCATTTCTATTAATCGCGATAGACTACAACAATGTACGATCATACAAGCGGAGTTAATCAATGAGTAATGAAATAATATCCGGGCACAGGGTTAGCGTTGATGTAGATCAAGTAAATAAGCTATTAACGCAGCTAAATGATAAGGACGCTAAAAAAGCGATAAAGTCGGCTATTCGTAAGTCTGCATTGATAATTAGGAAAGAGGCTCAAAACAGGCTGGTTTCTTCAATACCGAATGCGAACAAGTCAGTATCAAAGAAGGGCACGACTTATAAGCCATTGAAGAACGATATAAATTTAGCGGTCTACAGGGATGCAGGTGGCGCACGCATTGATTTGCTGAATAAAAGGAAAAAGGGCGCGCGTTCCTACGTTCTCCGATTCATAGAGTTTGGGACGGTAGAACGCGCTACCAAGAAAGGGGCGAATAGAGGTACTATGAAAGCTTACAACTTTTTTAGTGATGCGATTAACGCAAAGAAGAAAGAGGCAGAAGACACTTTGCAGCAAAATATATTGGATTCAATAAATAAGGTAATAAACAAGAATAAATAAAATGAGTCTATCTATCGGCGTACATATATATGAGAAGTTAACATCATCTGCAAGCCTCAAAGGACTTGTAGGTGATAAGATATTTCCGGTATCAACACAACAGGCTACAACCTTTCCTTTTATTCTATATAAAAGAAATTCACTTGTTCCTAATGTAACAAAGGATAGGTATGCTACAGGTGATAATGTGGAGGTTGAAATAGTTGTTGCTGATAGTAATTATATGCGTTCTATTACTATAGCTGAGAAAGTACGCTCATTGATCGACCGGAAATCAGGAGAATATAAAACGTTCTCTGTTGTTGATGCTGTATTGATTTCTACCGATGAATCATTTGCGGAAGATACATTTATTCAGCGACTTACATTCTCATTTGAAACTGAACCAAACATTTAAAATTAAATTATATGTCAGCAAAACAAGTATTAGGAAAAGATTTGATGTTGTTCATTGGCGGGAAAGCAATCGCGCTTGCAACATCGTGTAAATTAGGGCTATCGGCTGAAACGATTGATACACAAAGCAAAGATAGTGGAATGTGGAACGAAAAGAGTGTAAAAAAACTTGCTTGGAATTGTTCTAGTGACAACTGTTTCAGTGCGGATGAAAAGATTAACGGTTATGACGCGCTGTTTGCCTTGTTTGTTGCGGCAGAACCTATTGAAATCGCTTTCGGTATCCCAAAGAACAAAGGCAATGAAATGCCTGCCGATGGTTGGAGTTTGCCCGCAAAGCCGTACAAAGGTAAGGCTGTTATCACATCTTTGGAACTGAATGCACCTGACGGGGATAAGGCTACTTTTTCCGTATCGCTTGATGGTACAGGTGCGCTTGCGTCGGTGACAGAACCCGCGCCTGCGTCCAGTGGGTCAAGTAAGTAACTATTGTTAATCATATGGGCGGTGAAAGCCGCCTTTTTAATTTTATCCGTATGAAAAAGATTATCATTAAAGATGTAGAGTATATTTTAAAGAATATCTTAAAGAACTTCTTTGTTTACGAGGAAATAACCGGGAAAGCGTTTGTATTCGGTAAGTTGATAGATGAATACATTCTTTTTTATTGTACGTTAATTGCCAATAATGAAACCTTCTATATGCCGTTTTCGGAGTTTATAGACCTTTGCGACGCAGACCCCGGTTTGTTCAATGCCTATAAATCGTTTGTAGTTGATGAACTGACCTTACAGCAGCAAACCGCCGAAGCAGGCAATAAAAAAGGCTCAAAAAAAAAGAAAACCCGGTAAGCGTACATGAGTTATACGAGCGTGTAGTAGGTGAGGGCGGTATATCTCCCGAATACTTTTTGTATAAAATGACATTCGGAGAGATAGAAACATTTCTAGCTGGCTTCTACCGCCGTAATCGTGAGATGTGGGAACAAACGCGCATACTAGGTTATATAATAGCGCAGTCGAATAGCACGAAGAAACTGAAACAAACTGATATACTCCGTTTCCCGTGGGACAGTGAAGATATAGAAATTAAAGATACAAGCGTTTCCGATGAAGATATGAAACGCCTGCGTGAGATGGCAAAACAAATAGAAAAAATTCTTTAGGAAAATGGCTGATATAATTACTCGTTTACTTTTAGATACAAAAAACTTTGATGCTAAGTTAGATCGCTCAAAGTCCAGCGTGAATAGTTTTCAAGGCGGTATTAGCAACATGGCGAAAACAGCTGGGGCTGGCGTACTTAAATTTGCTGGTACTTTAGGTATAGCTATGGGGGCAGGTGAGGCATTTAATAGAGTTTTGAATAGTAGTCAAGAATTAGGGGATATGACCGCGCGTAATATGGCTGCTTTAAAGACTTCTGTAGATGATTTTTTTTATTCTCTCGGAAGTGGTGAATTTTCCTCTTTCCTGTCTGGACTTGGTGATATTATAGATAAAGCAAAGGATGCTCATAGCGCATTAGATCAATTGGGTAATACTAAGATTAGCCATAGTTATTTTAGTGCTGAAAATGAAAGCAAAATAGCCGGGGCGCAATATGTTGCAAAGAATAAGTTTGCACCACTGGAAGATAGAGTAAAAGCCTTTGAGGACTGGCGGGTAGGATTGGAATCACAGGGGGATATAAATAAAACATTGCAGCACGATTTAATAAAGGCTATAACTACATCCGTGGAGTCTGAAATAGGGGCGACAAAGTTAGGTGTGACTATGGATGATGTTCGTATGGCATTAAAGGTGGATGTAACTAACCCACTAAAGCGTGATGAACTAAAGAGCCAATATTCCGCAGAATACAAAGAATATCGAAAGAAGGTAAGTAAGTTAGATGCCGCTTATCAGCATTTTGATAAGAATGGAAATATAACCGATGATATAAAAGGAGAATATAGGCTTAAAACACAAACAGAAAAAGACAATGAGTTAACAAGACTTAACGAAAAATATAGAGAGGCAATAGTTATTAATGCCATGCTCAATAAGTATGAAGATGAGGAGCTAACAACCATTGCTAATATGGCTATTGAGTACAGAAAATTAGATTCTGCATTAGCTTCTACAAGTAGAGAATATAACGAAACTGCTAACGAATTTAATAACGCAAACAAGGCAGTTAAAGGCTTTACGGCTGTAGCCAGTTTGGAGGGGTATAAAGTCTATAGCGGTTCTCCTACGCCTACCGGAATAAAGCCTACAAAGCCAGCTCCTGCAGGTTCTATTGCTATATTGAACGAACAGATTACGACTAAAAATAAAGAGCTTTTAAACGCTACAACCGTGCAGGCGCGTGCAGAGATACAGAAAACGATTGATGAACTTGAAGCGCGGAAGATAAGTTTAAATATAGCAACGGAGAAAGAAGTATTTAGGGATAAGTACGGGGAAAATAAATTGGATGCGACAAAAGCACAAAAACAGTTCTCGGAGTATATTAATGTAGACAAGGAAATTTCGGCTAAGAGTAAGGAACTGACAAACGCAACTACTGAGCAAGCGCGTGTTGCTGTACAGAAAACAATTAGCGAGCTTGAAGAAAAGAAGATCAGGTTAAAAGTTTCGATAGAAAAGGAGATTCAGACAAATAGCGTAGATTCTAAAACTAAAAAAGATTTTACTGAATATATTTCTGTAGAAGAAGATATCGCAAAACAGAATACACAGCTAATAAATTCTACGACGGAACAGGCACGTACTGCCGTGCAAAGTACCATTAATGAGCTTGAAGCGCGGAAAATTCAGATTAGCGCAAATATCAGTTTGAAACCTGATTTGTCGTCTGAAATGGTGGGCGTATTGAATAATGGCAGTATAGACAGGAAGGGAAAGCAGGTAACTAAGGGTTCTAATGCTACTGATATATCTAAAATCAAACTTCCTAAGTATGAACCCATCTTTAAAAAGGAAGATATAGACTTGAATAACGATTTCGCTGATTCACTTTCCGGGATTGGTGATATGATGGGTAGTTTATCTAGTCTATTTGATGAAAATACAGCTTCGGCTTTGCAATGGGGAAGTACACTTTTGATGGCTATTGCGCAGGCTACTCCGGCTATTCTTGGAATGATGGGGGTAAAGGAACAGGATACAGCAACTACAAATGCGAACACAACAGCGGAAGTTGCAAACGCAGGTGCTAAGGCTATGTCAGCTCATTCCGGTATCCCATTTGTTGGTATTGCGCTAGGACTTGCTGGGGTTGCCGCAATTATTGCAGCTATGTCAAGTATGCCACATTTCGCAACAGGCGGTATCGTTCCCGGTACATCGTTTACAGGCGATAAAGTTCCAGCCTTATTAAATAGTGGTGAAATGATTTTGAACGGAGCACAACAGGGAAATTTGTTCAAAATATTAAATGGTGGTATGTATGATTCTTTGTCTCGGACTATTTCACCATTACCCGAAAATAGCGAAATACGGTTATCTAGCAACATTACAGTAAGGGGAGATACTTTGTATTTGGCATTAAATAATTATATGAAACGGACAGGAAAAAAACTATGAACTACGAAACTATCTATATAATACCTTTTACGTCGATAGACGGGTGTAAATATGAGGTCGAAATACAAAAAGACGGTTATACTGGGGATGTCGTTTGTTTAACGGCATCTGGTGACGAACCTTTCACAGTTTCTATTGATGATGAAAGGTTTATATATACGCCTACGCGTTTATCAACTGCAACAATAAGGATAGCAGGGAGCGACTATTTGCAGCAGCTTTTTTCTGTTAATTATCAGCAATATCGTGTAACTTTATTACGTGATGGTGTTCCGGTTTGGTGTGGCTTTACTAAACCGGAATTATACACGCAAGATTATACATCTGAAACATTTGTGCTTGAAATAGAATGTATTTCGGCGATGTCGGTATTAGAATTTATAGACTATACGATTGAAGGGGAAAGTAAAGAATTTGTTTCTATATGGCGTTTATTACAACGATGCATTTCTACGGCTGCAGGACGGTATAATTCAGTTTATATCCCGCATGTTTACTCATCTAGTAAAGAGGCTTATTCTGTTTCTGAAAATGTTCTAGCTGAGATGACGATAAGTGAGCAGAACTTTTTCGATGAAGATGATAAACCGATGAAATTAAAAGAAGTATTAGAAGAAATCTGCAAATTTCTTAATTGGACATGCGTAGACTGGAAAGGCGATCTTTATTTTGTTGATATAGACCATTCGGGCATCTATCATAAATATGATATAACATTGTTAACTAAAGCCGATGTTAGCATAAATACGTTTTTAGTTCAGAATATAGGTTTTGCAGGTTCTGAACATTCCTTAGATATTCTTCCGGGTTATAATAAGGTATCCGTGAAATGCAGTAATTATCCGGTAGGGCAGATATTCCCAGATGAAGATTTAGATAAACTCAAACTTTATACTTCGCAAGATAAACAATCGGGTGATAAAGTAACTGCTAAACGTTTTTACTATCCAGATGCATACCGTTTGTTTCATTACTCACCACAAGGAGCGGCTTTGTCTGATGAACAGTTTGAGACGTATAAAAATAACCCGGACTCTTTAATGGGAGGTATGATAATAAAACGGTGCGAATATAAAATAGTAAACGGAGAACCTAATATCTCTAATTATAATTGGGAGAATTTGATACAAGTTCGTAGAGGAACCCAAAAAATAGGAAGTAATTATACTTGGCTTTCACGTGTCCCTATATTAACATTTAAAAGTCAATTACCTGTAGCAGCTTATTTAGATGGTGCCGTAGCGATTAGCTGTTCTGTACAAGTTACAGAGAATGACGATTTGTCAACCGATGATAAGAAACGAAATGGCTATGTACGTGCATGGTGTGAATTTTCAATAGGTGATTATTACTACAATGGAAGTGAATTTGTAAATAACTCAAGAAAAGAACTTTTTGAAATAAAATTTCCATTAGCTGATATAGCAGGAGGCGGTTTTGCATCTATTGAGAATACTAAAAAACTATCTCAACCCTATGACGGTTTAACAGGTTATGTAATTGAATTACCTAAAGGAAAGCCTTTGACTGGTGAGGTAAGATTCTGTATGTATCCATTACAGCCACAACCGGGAAATTACACACAATTTTTTGCAGGAGTAGGATATTATATCAAAGATTTAAAGATGGAATATAAACGAAGAAATGACCTAGACGACTTAACGGATAATTCAGATCGTACTTATGAAAACGTTCTGAATGAAAACTACATAAATGAACTGGATGAGATTGAATTTAAAATATCATCGTATAACAATGACGGGACATGCTACAGCAAAGTAATGTTAGGGAACGATTATTTAAGAGATAACTTATACAACTGTCTTCTTGATAAAAATATACGCCCAGAAGAACTATTAATTACGCGGTGTATCAATCAATATAAAGCAACCAAAATAGGATTAACACAGATAATCAAGAACGTATATGATATAACACCATTAACACGCTTAACAGACAGGTTTATGATAGGTAAAGTGTTTGTTATCGCTGGTGGTGACATTGATTATTACGCAAACAGTTTTAGATGTAAAATGATAGAGTTGCAATGATTGAAATAAAAACAAAAACAATGCCTGCAACGCCCCGATCAAAAAAATATCCGGTTGGGGCTTCTGTTCTTCATACAGGTGGCGGTACTACTATAATGCAAGGTGGCGGTGGTGGTGAAAGTGTTGATATCGTTAAAAGAGATGATATTAGGTCTTTCACAGATGCTAATGTTTTGTCATCGCTCCGTGCGTTGGCTGAGTTTATTAGCAAGAAAGATGATAGTGATATTTTGGCTATTATAAACTATCTCAATGGGTTAAAAATCAAAGGAAATAAAGTAGATCGTTTGCTTTTGAAAGATACAGATGCAGGTGTAATAGCTGATACAGATATGATGTCGGCATTGCGTGTATTATCTGAAATTTCGGCAAACAATGAAGTTTTAGAAGACAAGTTTCTATCAAAACTCAACCCGGACGAAACGAAGCATCTTTTAAAACTGTTAGGTGGTTTATATGTAGAAAAAGGGATTCAGACCGATACTTTAGAAGCTACAGGTGGTGTATCAGCTCAGAGTGTAGATGTTACGGAAACTGTTTCAAGTAAAAATGTTACGGCTTCTGAAAATATCTCAGGTGTGAATATCTCAGCTACTGGAAATGTATCAGCTCAGAGTGTAGATGCTACGGGTACGGTGTCGGCAAATATGATAGATGCTACTGAAACTATATCTGGTAGGAACGTATTAGCTTCTGAAAGTGTAGCGGGCGAAAATATCACTGCCTCTAATACTGCATCCGGCAAGAATGTTACCGCGAAAGAAACTGTATCCGGCAAGAATGTAACAGCATCGCAAAAGGTTACTACGCTTAACTTACTTGTACAGTCTTTGGCTAACGTGTACGATTTGAACGTGTCGCACGTTGCTACTTTGTTCCAGACCGTTGTAAAAGACTATATCAGTTCAGAACTGTACACTCCTGGATTAACAGGCAGTGGCATGAAACTGTATAAGGCTGTGTCGGGTGACTGGAACTTAGAACTAGATAATATAACGGTTCGTAAGGCTATGACTATCTTTGAGCTTATCATCTCAAAGATACGTGCGGTTAATGGTGGACTGGTTATTTCTCCTGCGAATGGAAAGGTTAAGTCTGTTCTTCTTACAAATGGTATTTACCGCCTTGAAATAGAGGGAGACATGATGTTTGTAGCTGACGACCTTGTACGTTGTCAGACATTTGCTAAGACAGGGGCTAGATATTATTGGGTGCGCATTACTTCTGTGTCCGGGCAATATATTTTTATAAATAAGACTGAGTTCGCTTCATCCGTTCCGGCTATTGGTGACGACCTTATACAGTTTGGTAATAAGACGAATACCGCGCGGCAAGGTGTTCTATATCTGACCGCTTCCGAAGATGGCAAGCCTCGTTTTTCTGTGTTGAATGGCGTTAACTCCACAGACTTGACAGGTAAAACAAAGGTTATTCTTGGTTGTCTCGATGGCATTACTGACACTGCGTTTTCTGCCGATTCTCAACCGTCCGGCTATGGTCTGTATAGTGAAAATGTTTTTTTGAAAGGTATCTTTGTTCTTAAATCGGGCAAGAAGATAGAAGAATTTATTAATGATGGCATTGCCTCCGTTCAGGTCGGCGGGCGTAATCTGCTTGCTAATTCTGATTTTTCTGAAAATTCCTTGTCTAAATGGATGGGTTCACAAGATAAGAATTACACCTTATCTATTGAAAACTCTGAATTAAAAATAGTTGGGCTGCAAGGCAGAACATCCGCGGAGTTAAATAATTCTTGGAATACTGCTTGGTACGTTGCGCCTTATTCGTTCAATGCAGCCGGTGATTACACTATATCGTTTGACGCTTATGCTTTGAAAGCGTGTACATTGTACTTTAGAGCTAATTATTATACATATCCAACGTATGGCGGCTCTGTTCAAATTGGTACAGAGAAAAAGAGGTACAGTGTCGTATTCAAGAATAATACAAATGAAAATTCCCGTCTGTTGGGGTTTGTGTTCAGTGTTGCTACTACTCTTTATCTCGATAACGTTAAACTGGAATTAGGCAATAAAGCTACTGATTGGACGCCTGCGCCGGAAGATGTTGATACACGTATTACCAATGTAGAAACACAGTTTGAAATCCGTGAAGGTGTTATCAGTTCAAAGGTAACAGAAGCTACTACCGCGGCAACCAATGCAAAGAAGAGTGAAACATCTGCGTCTGGTAGTGCATCTACTGCGACAACAAAGGCTACTGCCGCAGCTTCTTCCGCTACATCTGCATCCGGTTCAGCATCAACCGCAACGACGAAAGCCAACGCTGCTGCTTCATCCGCTACCGCCGCATCCGGTAGCGCAACAACTGCGGGGCAAAAAGCTACCGCTGCGGCAAACAGTGCTACCGCCGCACAAAAAGCCGCTGAAAGTGCTGAAACCATACTGGAAGAAGTAACCACAAAGGAAAGTAGCATAACTCAGACAGCCGGGCAAATTGCAACGAAAGTGACGGAAGTAAACAAGAAGGTCACAGAGGCAACAACTGCGGCAACTACAGCCACAACGAAAGCAACTGCGGCTTCTTCTTCTGCCACTGCCGCCGCTGGCTCTGCAACTACGGCAACAACTAAAGCAACCGCCGCCGCCAACTCAGCTACAACTGCCGGGACAAAAGCCACTGCCGCGGCTAATAGTGCTACCGCTGCTGCTGGCTCTGCCACAAATGCAAAAAGTTCAGCTGATAGTGCAGCTGCCAAGTTGACTACCATAACAGAGAAGGAAAGTAGTATTAATCAAACAGCCTCACAGATTTCGACAAAAGTAACGGAAGTAACTAAAAAGGCTACAGAGGCGGCAACGTCTGCCACTAACGCCGCTACATCTGCTACTACAGCCGGGACTAAAGCCACTGCTGCGGCTAATAGTGCTACAGCTGCCGCTGGCTCTGCGACGAATGCTAAAAACTCTGCTGACAGTGCGGCGGCTAAGTTGACTACGATCACTCAGAAAGAAAGTAGCATCAATCAGACTGCTAGTAGTATTACCACTAAGGTTACAGAAGTCAATACCAAAGCCTCGCAAGCGGCAACGTCTGCCACTAATGCCGCGAACTCAGCTAGTACAGCCGGAACAAAAGCTACTGCCGCCGCCAATAGTGCGGAGTTGGCGTTGGCAATGTCTAAAGGTAAGATGATTTATCGCGACCCGTCGTTTAAATCCGGTTCAAATAGTTGTTCTGTTTATAATAATTCCGGCAACGGCAATGTAACCGTTACGCGTGTCTCCGGTATTTCCGGTAATCCTAATAGTTCCGGTTACTGTCTTAAAGTGAAGACAACAGGAACTGCCTCACCTGATCGGGGTGGCTTTTACTGGGGAGCAACTGCGAAAGCCAATCGGGTGTTAATCGTTCGTCTTATTGCTAATATTCCTACGGGATACACCTTAAAGTTTACAACAAATGCTCTTGGTACAGGGGCTTCGCATAAGTGGCTTACTGCCTATGCAGGGACTGGCAAATGGGAAGAATACGCCTATAAAATTGTATGCGGCGCATCCGGTACATTCTCCAATACAGGTTACTTTTATCTTTCAGGAGGTAGTACACCGACTTCCGCCGCACCTTTGGAATGGCATATCTGTTATGCTACGATATTCGATGTAACCGACGCGGAGATAGATTATATCTCTGATGCCGCCGCGAAATACACTACCAAAACAGAGCATACAAGTAGTATCACGCAGTTAAGCAATAGCATTGAGCTGAAAGTTGCTAAGACTGATTTCAATGCGTTGGGTACGCGCGTTTCTTCGGCTGAAACGACTATTAAACAGCATACTGATCAGATAGCACTGAAAGCAGCTAAAACGGATGTAACCGCATTGGGCACACGCATGTCAGCCGCCGAAGCTAAGATAACGCCGGACGCTATTAAGTTGACGGTTAAAAGCCAGACTGAAACTATAGCGGGCAATGCAGCAAACGCTGTACAGGTTGGTGGGCGTAATTTGCTTACGGGAAGTGACTTTAAAACCCTGAACAGTACGTATTATTATTCGGGGAATGCTAATACCTATACGTTGTCGTTAGATAATGGGATGCTGAAAGTAGTAGGGAAAGCTGTAGGAAGTTCTAGCCTTTATACAATCGTAAAACAACTATTCCATAATGAAAGTGAAGATTACGTTTTTAGTTTTGATGCTTATGCACTGGCAGAAACGACAATTAGTGCTCGCTTTGGCTATGGTACTGTCCAGAGTGGTGGTACTGCACTAATCGGTACGACAAAGAAGCGTTATTCTTTAAAGCTAAAGGGCGTTTATAATAGTGATACTTATAGTTTATTTCTCTTTTGGTTTGATAAGATTACAACTGTATGGTTTGATAACATGAAGTTGGAAAAGGGAAATAAAGCCACTGATTGGACACCTGCACCGGAAGACGTTGCAACCGATGCACAGAGTAAAGCCGATGCCGCTAAACAGGCTGCTATAACTGACGCTGCCGGGAAGTATACAACAAAGACAGAGCATTCCAGTAGCATAACCCAACTAAACAACAGTATCGCGCTAAAGGTGGCTAAGACTGACTTTAATGCACTTGGCACTCGTGTAGGCTCTGCCGAAACAACGATAAAGCAACACACCGACCAAATAGCATTAAAGGCGGCTAAGACAGATGTAACGGCATTAGGAACAAGGGTTTCCGCAGCGGAGGCGAAAATAACACCTGATGCCATAAAATTAACTGTCAAGTCTCAGACTGAAACGATTGCCGCTAATGCTGCGAAGCGTACTGAGGTTTGGGTAGACGCTACGGCGTTGGATGCTAGTAAATATTATCCGGTAACGATAGCACTTGCTACTGCCATCCCAATGTACACAATAACAATTGCCCGTAGCTTAAACGCGAGCTACGGTAAACCGTCTTGGAGTACACATGCAAACGGTTTTTCCGTTGTCTGTAAATGGACAACAAACGCAAATGGTTGGGGTGCTATTCCCATCCAGCGCACGATATTAGATTATATGTATAATACTGCTAATGTTGTGCCTGTAGGCAGTATTGGACAGATGACTAATAGTAGCTGCGAGTATGCTTATGTACGTGGCGGCTCTAAATATCGTGTAACGGTGGAAGGTGCAACGGGGGTAAGTATAGCCCTACGAACCGCTGCATATACAGCAAGTAGTCAGACTATTAATATTCTTACTTCTGTCATAACGCCTGTACCGGACAAGAAAGCAACAGACACACGTATTACCAATGTAGAAACACAGTTTGAAATCCGTGAAGGTGTTATTAGTACAAAGGTAACAGAAGCTACTACCGCTGCAACCAATGCAAAGAAGAGTGAGACGGCTGCGTCTGGTAGTGCATCTACTGCGACAACAAAGGCTACTGCCGCTGCCTCTTCCGCTACGAGTGCATCTAGTTCAGCCAGTACAGCAACAACAAAAGCGAATGCTGCGGCTTCATCCGCTACCGCCGCATCCGGTAGCGCAACAACTGCGGGGCAAAAAGCTACCGCTGCGGCAAACAGTGCTACCGCCGCACAAAAAGCCGCTGAAAGTGCTGAAACCATACTGGAAGAAGTAACCACAAAGGAAAGTAGCATAACTCAGACAGCCGGGCAAATTGCAACGAAAGTGACGGAAGTAAACAAGAAGGTCACAGAGGCAACAACTGCGGCAACTACAGCCACAACGAAAGCAACTGCGGCTTCTTCTTCTGCCACTGCCGCCGCTGGCTCTGCAACTACGGCAACAACTAAAGCAACCGCCGCCGCCAACTCTGCTACAACTGCCGGGACAAAAGCCACTGCCGCGGCTAATAGCGCAACCGCTGCTGCAACTTCGGCTACAAACGCCAAAAGTTCAGCTGATACCGCCGCCGCTAAGCTGACTACAATCACTCAGAAAGAAAGTAGTATTAATCAGACAGCTAGTAGTATTACCACTAAAGTAACGGAGGTTACAACGAAAGCAACACAAGCGGCTACATCCGCAGCCAATGCTAAAACAAGCGAGACAAACGCCGGAACAAAGGCTACTGCCGCCGCAAACTCTGCGACGACTGCCGGAACAAAGGCGACCGCTGCCGCAAACAGTGCTACGGCTGCCGCTAGCTCAGCAACTTCGGCTGCCGCTTCGTTAACCTCTGTTACGACCAAACAGAGTGAAATAAACGCTAAAGCCGATCAGATTACTTTAAAGGTGACTGAGGTAACGACAAAGACAACACAGGCTACTAATGCGGCTGAATTGGCTACTGCAATGTCTAAAGGTAAGATGTTATATCGTGATCCGACGTTTAAGGATGGAAAGTACAACGGTACAACTGTATATTTACCTACCGGAGTAACTCGAAGCTATGTTGCAGTTACCGGATGCCCTAACCCGGATGCAAAGGCAATGAAATTCGTTGCCACGCAATTCTACACCGCAACAGATAAGCGTATAGGTGGTTTTCTTTTCGGTAATAAATCCCGCGCTAATGCTGTGTTTGTTGTGCGTATTATCGCTAATATTCCGACCGCGCGTAATTTGAATGTTTACCACAATAGTTACGGAACAGGTGGAACGACAAAATGGCTGACCTCAACGGCTGGTGCTGGCAAATGGCAAGAATATGCTTGCAAAATCACTTGTGGCGCATCCGGTACATTTAGTGGTTTAAATCATTTTGCCTTAACTGGCGGTGCAGCCCCGACCACCGCCGCACCTGTTACTTGGTATGTGGCTTATGCTACGGTGTTCGACGTTACAGATGTTGACGATACGCCATCACGCGAGGAAATTAAATCCGGCATGACAATAACAGCCGGAGGCATTTCTATTTTTGGAAAGGAATTATCATTAGCTGGGAAAGTTACCTTTTCTTCTTTGGATAGTGCTGCGCAAAGCACTATCAACGGAAAGGCTACCTCGGCGCAAGTAGCTACAGCAAAAAACGAGGCTATTAGTGCGGCTGCTACCGATGCTACAACAAAGGCAAACAATGCAAAAAGTGCAGCTATCTCAGCCGCTGCTACAGACGCAACAACCAAAGCCAATAACGCACTAACTAATGCTCGTAATGATGTAGCGGTCAAACTTGGATATGCTAGCTATACGGAAATGGTAAATCAAGCTACTGCAAAGAATACTATAATCAACGGTGGGTATATTCGTACAAGTTTAATAGATGCTGATGCGCTGATAACAGGAAGTTTATTAGCTACCAAAATCGCAGCTACTGAAATAACAACAGGAAAGCTAACAGTAACGACGGGTGCTAAAATTGGCGGTTGGAATGTAGAAGGTAATTCTCTTTCTATAAAAAGTGCTGCGTCTGCTAAGATACTTGTAGAACCGAGTGGAACACGTTTTTTAAGAATTAACGATAATGCTACTGAATTGTTAGGTATTCGGGCTGATGGCGTTACAGGTATCGGTATATATACTCAAAATGTATCAGGTACATGCTTGAGTATGATAGCTCAGACAGGAGGAACAGCTGTTGAAAGTTATGGTAGTCATACCTTCGGGCAACGTCCCGGTGAAGTTTGGAATGCACCGGGTGTATTGCGGGCTGCGAGAATTAACGCCGATGGCGGTACAGATCGTGTCTGGGGAAATGGTACTCCAAACTTTTATACATATAGGTCTTCGAATGGTATATATGTAATTACTCATAATTTGGGTCACACCGATTATATGCCTTTTGTAACCATGGTAAGTGACTGGAACTTTCTTTATACGCCTGAAATTTATGATAATTATTTTATTGTAAAAATGCAATCAAACAAAGGCTCATGGGAAAACGACTACTTTAATGTCATGATTGTCGGACGAAATAGATTTTAAATTAAAAATACAGTTATGAAAATTGATTTTAGAAACATTCAAGTGAAGGACATCAAGGGTACTATTATTCCCCTCGATGTCAGCAAAGAACTAGGTAACGCCATCTATGGCAAAACTGCCGATATTGGCGAACTGGAATTAGCGCGTGATATCTACAAAAACGGCGAGGTTGATGTAGATGCCGCAAACGCTGGTATTATTGTAAAGTATGTGCGTGAAGGCTTTCTGGCATTTGTGCAGGAAGCCGTTTGCCCGCTGCTGGAAAACATTATTAACCCTAAAAAATAAAAGATTATGAAATTAGTAAAAATGAATGAGAGTGTAAATCGTAGTTTTAGCGGTAAAACTGCAACAGAAGAACTTGTTAGCGTAGGTTATGATATTGTTGAAAACGATTCGGTTGTAGGCTCTGCAAATATATCACAGGGAGGGTATCTTTCCGTAAATGTTCAAATGTCTGGGACAATGGACGAAATCAAAGCAAAGATAGAGGCATTGTTCGCGTAATTAAAAAACGGCAAAACTATGTATTATTTGAAAAATCTATTAATTGGGCTGGCTACTTCTGTAGCCGCCTATCTTAACCCGATCAGCGGTGATATTAAAAGTCTTATCGCACTGTTTGCGGTTAACTTCTTATTCGGCTTACTGGCTGGATTGCTAGTTCATAACGAAAGTTTCAGCTTTAAAAAGGCATTTCGGTGTATTCTTGAAGCAATGGCGTTCTTTGTGATGGTATGTGCTATCTATTACATTGGAGAACAGAAAGGAAACCCGGAAGGCTCGTTGCAGTGTGTTTCGTTTGTGACTTATTCGGTGTTCTACTTCTATGGAGTGAATATATTGCGAAACTGGAAACAACTTTGTACAAAAGGGAGTGCTACGTATAAGTGCGTGTCGTTTATCTATTATGTTGTTTCAGTCGAATTTATAAAGAATGTCCCGTTTCTAAATGACTATCAAAAAATAAAGATTAATCAATAAGTAAAGTAACATGAAGTATTTCACGATTTCGGAACTGTGCCATAGTGACACAGCTAATAAATATTTGATTGATAACAGGTGCAAGAAAGAACATGTCGAAAATTTGACGGCATTAGTGAATAACGTTTTAGACCCACTTCGTGAGGCATACGGTAAACCCATTATTGTTAATAGTGGCTTTCGCTGTCCGGCTCTCAATAAGAAAGTAAAAGGTGCGAGCAATAGCGATCACCTGCGCGGGATGGCGGCTGATATTTCCGGCGGAAATCAAAAGGAGAATAGACGCTTATTCTACCTCATTCAAGAACTAGGCTTACCTTTTAAACAACTAATCGACGAAAAGGGGTTCGCATGGGTACATGTCAGTTATGATGAAAATAACTTGAAAAAACAAATCTTAGCACTATGAAGAACGTTCTACCATACATTATAATAATCAGTCTTTCCTGTATCATCTTGTTAGATAACCTTAGGGAGAATCATAGTGCATTAACGAGGGAAGTTATTTGCGATACTGTTTTCTCAATAGATACAGTCTTTTACCCTGTTCCGGTTGCAAGTAGCGAAACCATTATAGACTCTGTGCCTTATCCTATTTTTCTGCCGGGTGACACAGTTCACGATACCGTCTTTATCTATATACCTATTTCTCAGAAAGTATATAAAGATAGTCTTTATACGGCGTGGGTGTCCGGGTATCAGGCTAAACTGGATAGCATAGAAGTATATCAGAAAACGCAAACTATCTATATTCGGGACAAATTGAAACGTAAAAGGTTCGGGGTAGGGGTGCAGGTTGGTTACGGCTATCCGTGCGGGATGTATGCGGGTATTGGCGTTAGTTACAACTTATTTAGCTGGTGAATATCTGCCTCGACTTGTAAAGGTCGGGGCTTTTTTTGTCGAATAAAAAACCCCGTAGCGGCTCAACTACGGGGCGGTGTCAATTTAAAACGCATTATGAAATGCGAATTGAGCCTAATTTCTTACTTAAATCATTTAAAGCGTGATTTAATTTTTCTTTTTCTTCTTTGGAAAATTCGCTAGGTCTGCCATTAACAATACATCCGTTGATTTTGTTGTTTAGCCATTGCTTAGATTTGCCAAAATAGTTTTTCGCTATATATGATAGAGAAATGAAGCCGCTTACGTCTGCAATTTGTTGGCGAACTGTTAGTTCATTTTTTACTTGATCTAGCTCATTCCCTATTTCTTCGTAACATTGTAGCACGAAATCAGCTATTATATTCCCGTCTTCTTCTGATGGGTAAAGTGCGTTTATTTCATCTACTTTCTTCTGAAATTCCCCCATTTTATTGGGATTATCAGATGTCATAATCCGTTTTAGAATCTCTAAATCTTTTTGCAAAGTACTCATATCTTTTTGTTTTTTTAATTCTCCCCCGAAGGGGAGAACTGTTACTACTTTTTCTTTTCCAGCTTTTTTAATGCTTCTTCAATCGTTGCAATGTCTTTTTCTAGCTGTCTTTTACGGTCGAGAACTGCATTCATTTTGCTTTCACTAATTTGCCGACCGCTATTGAAGATGTATTCCAGCATTTTCATTTCTGCCTTTTTCTTCATTAGTAAGTCGAGAAAGAACTCTTTTTCGTTCATAATGTATTCGTTTTAAATTGACTCTACAAAGATAATATACTTTTGTATATTATGCAAGTTTTTAAGTGATTATTTTTCTTTTATACCTTATTATATATTATATCACCATCATTTGCATTTGATTCCGTAGATTTATAAAGTCTTCAAAAATCTTTGGTTGTTTGGTGTATTCTATGACGCGTTTTATCGCTGCATCCGCTTGTGACTGCTTAACTTTCACATAAGAGTTAATAGTTATGTTTGTCTTAATAGAATGTCCTAGGCAATATTCTATAATTGGGTAGGGTATCGCAATTTCAGATGCAAACTGCGCA